ATGCCGCTGGGAATAAGACGAAATCATCGCAAGAGTTTGGAAAACCAACTCAAAGAAACGAATGCCCTTCTAGGGCGCCTCAATCGTGAACTCGCAGGAAAAATGGTGACCTTAGCCTCGCAAACGGGCGACACAGAACCCTTGATTGACGCTGTTGCAGCGCTACGCAAAGCAAAAACCTATTACAATATTGAAACGGCTCCTCAAGAAACCATCGATATTCAAGAGACCTTGGCTGATACATTATTGGCGCTTGGAAAACAGAGCTATGATAAACCCGCTTTGGAAAGCGCCGTGGATGCCTATCGCAGCGCCATCACCTTGGCGTCGCTTTTAGGAGATGAAGATAGACGTCAGACTCTGAAGGCGAATTATCGACAGGCCTGTGCGTTAATTGGGTGCCATGAGAAAACACCGTCCCTGTTTAAGGTCGCTTAAATCTAAGTAAAAACAATGCGCTAAAACAAAACGGCACAGAATAATCCGCACTGACGGGTTCTGGCCTATAAACAACTTATCGCCGGAATTGGGATATTTAATCTCGATACCCTAGAGGATAAGTTTTTATGTTTGAATTTTTCAAGCCGGCTGCGTCTCGCAGTGCTGCTCTTTCTTTGCCTGCGTCTGGCTCGGATGAAATCTCTGAGTCTAAATCAGCACAGCGGCTTATTGCTTTGCAACTTGGCGGCGGCGCGCATTGGACACCGCATAATTTTAACGCGCTATGCCGCGAAGGGTATGACCGCAACCCGATTGTTTATCGCTGCGTCCGCATGATTGCCGAGGCTGCTGCGAGTGTTTCTTTATCTGTGACGGGCCAAAATGCGGTGAAGGACTACTTAGCGAGGTCTGTCGGGCAGCAAAGCCTAACTGAAACACTGGAAGCTTTTTACGGCTTTCTCCAATTGTCTGGCGAGGCTTATTTGGAGATGCAGCTCTCTGGTTCGACACCCGCATTAATGTTGTCGCTTTGCCCAGCGGATGTGACGCCGCTTGTGACACGCACGGGACAAATATCAGCTTGGAAAATTGAGCAGGGCGAGAGCCGCCGAACCCTTCGTTTGGATATCGCCAAAGGTCGCGCACCTCTTCTACATATGCGCCTTTTTAGTCCGAAGGGAACGGTCTCGCCGTTACAAGCCTGCGCCCAAGCCGTGGATATGCATAATGAAGGCGGACGTTGGGCCAAGGCGCTTTTAGAAAATTCGGCGCGGCCAAGCGGGGCCTTAATTTATAAAGGCGTGAATGGCGCGGATCACCTGACGGATGATCAATTTGAGCGGTTAAAGTCAGAATTAGAAAACGGCCATTCGGGCGCGCGCCATGCGGGCCGCCCTTTAGTGCTTGAGGGTGGACTCGACTGGAAGTCCATGAGCTTGTCTCCGACGGATATGGACTTCATCCAAGCGCGGCGAGAGGCGGCCAGAGAAATTGCACTCGCCTTTGGTGTTCCGCCTATGTTACTCGGCCTTCCGGGTGACAATACCTATGCCAATTACCGTGAAGCTAATCAGGCTTTTTGGCGACAGACAATTATTCCATTGGTGAGTAAAACCGCAGTGGGTCTGCAAAATTGGCTGCGGCCTTGGTTCGATGAAAACCTGAGCGTTTCCCCTGATTTAGAGTCTGTTCCCGCTCTGGCAGAAGACCGTAATAGTTTGTGGCAAAGGCTGTCTGCCGCTGACTTCTTATCCGACAGCGAAAAACGCGTTTTGGCCGGGCTAGGGGATGAAGGAGGCGCGCCGTGAGCGAAGCTTCTAAAATTCCGCTTTTTAATCGCACGCTGACATTTGGCGTGCTCCTCACCCTCTCCATTCAAACCGCAAGTGGTTTGATTTGGGTGGGCGCAACGGATGCGCGGCTCCGCACCATAGAAATGCAGCTCGCCCATCGAGCGCCTGCTTTGGAACGTCTCGCTGTTTTGGAGGGGCAAATGTCGATGATTACGCTGAGCCTTAACCGCATTGAACGCCAGATCACAGCGAATGCCATTAACGCAGGTAAAACTGAAAAAGGGGTGATGAAATGAACGCTTCGACCCTGCAGATTTCGGGCTATGCGAGCCTCTTTCATCAAACGGATTTATCGGGCGACCAAGTGAAACCTGGTGCATTTTCAGCATCGATATTGGCGTTGGGAAATGGACGCCTGCCCATGTTGTTTGGCCATGAAACGAATAACCCGATTGGCGTTTGGGACCGCATTATTGAAGATAAGACGGGACTATTTGTGTCAGGTCAAATCCTTGGCGGAACAGCCCAAGCGGACCGCACGGCGCGGCTTATCCGCGAAGGCGCGCTGTCTGGCCTATCAATTGGCTATCGGGCGAGACGAAGCCGGCCCAGCAATAAGGGCCGCATTTTAACAGAATTAGATCTTTGGGAAGTCTCGGTCGTGGCTTTCCCTATGCTGCGCTCTGCGCGGATTATGCAAATTAACGACCTCACTTCCCCTGACCTTGATCAAACTGAAAATGGAGCTTTGGCCTATGCCTGAACTAGAAACAAAACACTTAAATATGAAAGATGCGCAAGCCGATTTTGCGCGTACGTTCGCCGCCTTTAAATCAGCGAATGATGAGCGGCTCGCGGCATTGGAATCAAAATCTACGGATATTTTGATGGATGAAAAAGTCTCGCGTTTAAATGCCGCTTTGGATGCACAATCCAAACAAATCGAAAACTTGTCCCTTACGTTGTCCGCGCCTCTGGCCCATCAAGGCGCAAAACATGAAGCCAAATCGGCATGGTCGTCTTTCATTCGAAATGGAGACGCGCAAGGCCTGTTGGAGTTTGAAGGTAAGTCGCTTTCTTCCGTTGATGGCGAAGGTGGATATATCGCCCCCGTTGAAACGGAAAGCCGGATTGATAAAGCATTGGCCGATAGCTCGCCTCTGCGCTCTATCTGTACGGTACGCCGTATCGGGGCAGGGCTTTATAAAAAGCCTGTGAGCGCGTCTGGCGCTGCTGCAGGTTGGGCGGGTGAAACCGAAGCGCGTATTGAAACGCAGGCCCCGCAATTAGAGCTCTTGGATTTCCCAGCGGGTGAGCTTTATGCCATGCCCGCCGCGACGCAGGCGCTTTTGGATGACGGCGTAGCCGATGTGGACCAATGGCTAGCCGATGAAGTGCGCGATGTGTTTGCTGCGCAGGAAACGGCATCGTTCATTAGCGGAGACGGCGTGAATAAGCCCAAAGGCCTGCTCAGCTATACCCAAGCGGATAATGGTACGCAGAGTTTTGGCGAGATCGGAACGGTTTCCACGGGTAGCGCGGGGAGTTTTGACAGCAGCGCCCCCGTCGATGCGATTCTTGACCTGATTTATGCGGGGAAAAGCCGCTATCGCGCGGGATCAAGCTTTGTCATGAACCGCCGCACCGTAAGCGATATTCGCAAATTTAAAGACGTCGATGGGAATTATATTTGGCAACCGTCCTCCGAAGCGGGACAACCTAGCACGCTTCTGGGGTATCCTCTCGTTGAAGCCGAAGACATGCCGGATATCAGTTCAGGCAATGCCTTTATGGCGTTTGGCGATTTCCGGCGCGGCTATTTAATCGTGGACCGTCAAGGCGTGCGGGTCTTGCGCGACCCTTTCTCGGCCAAGCCTTATGTTTTGTTTTATACGACGAAACGTGTGGGCGGCGGCGTGCAGGATTTCGATGCGATTAAGCTCTTAAAGGCCGCCGCATAAAGTCTCGCTCTCAATCTAAAACTAAATTTAGGTCGCTCTTCGGGCGGCCTTTTTCTTTTCCAAACCGAAAATAAAAAAGGAGGCTTCTGTGATAACTGACATCACCCCGCCAAACACAGAGCCCGTCACGCTCGAAACGGCTAAATTATTTTTACGGATTGATCATGAAGATGAGGATGCACTGATCGTGGATTTTATTCAGAGCGCACGAATCCAAATCGAAACGCTCTGCCGCCATACTTTGATTACTCGCTCACAAAAGCTCACGCTCACTCCGCCTTTTGATCACGTTCTGCACTTGAATGTCTCGCCTCTTATTTCTGTCGATGAGTTGGTTTTAAACCTTACCGACGGAACAAATGAATCTGTATCATTAGATGATTTGTCGGTGAATTTACGCAGTTCCCCAGCAAAACTGACCCCAAAAACGCGTGGTGTTCCCCTATGGCTTGGCCAGTCTGATATTCAGGCGATTACGGTAGATGTTACGGCAGGATATGGGGAAGCCGTCACAGATGTTCCCATGCCTTTGCGCCAAGCGATATTATTACTGGTTGGGCAAGCCTATGAATATAGGGCAGGGCAAGACTTACCCTCTATACCCATGATGGTGGATGCGCTCATCATGCCATATCTGAGAGTAAAGCTATGATAGGCGAACTGCGCACCCGGTTGGGGCTGTATACACCGATGCTCACAGCAGATGAATTAGGCGGCACGACAACGCAGTGGACGTTCCAAAAAGCGATTTGGGCGGCTGTGACTCCCAAGACTAGCACAGAGCGAAGCGAGAATGGACGGCTGGCCGTCACGCAAAGCTATCAGGTCGTCATGCATTTCCAAGATGGTTTTCCGGAACGGGCACGGTTGATGTGGGGGACGCGGATTTTACGCGTCATCGCAGCATCTGACCCAGATAATCGCCGCGAACGGCTTCACTTAGTTTGCGAAGAAGAACAACAATGAGCGAAACGATTAGCCGAGCCATTCACCAAGCTTTGGCCAAACACCCTCTTATCCAAGATCGTCTAGGTAGTCCGCCGCGTCTTTATGATAGCGCGCCAGAAGATCCGATTTTCCCTTATCTAAGCTATGGCCTGCTCAGAAGCGAAGATATTGGCGGAGATGAACTCTCGCTTTTCTCTCATCAAATGACGCTGCACCTTTGGTCGCGTTATGCGGGCCGAGCCGAAATATTGAGTGTCATGGAAGCGGTGAAGGCCGTTTTAAATGATACTGATCTTATTGCGGCTGAACTGCTCGATGAAACACTTATCAGCGCGGCTATTCTCTATTCGGATGTTCTACGCGCTCCTGATGGGCGGACCCAACACGGAATTCTGCGCTTGTCTATTTTGACCGAAAACTAAATTATCTGAAGAGGAGCCGCTTATGAGTGCTCAGAATGGGCGAGATATGCTCGTCAAAATAAAGCAAGATGACGGCAGCTACCGTACCTTAGCTGGCCTGCGGAGTAAGGCCTTGCGCCTGAACGCCAAGCCTATTGACGTTACGAATACTGAGTCAGCGGAAGGATGGAAAGAACTCCTACCCAATGCTGGGATTAAATCCGCCGAAATATCGGGCACAGGTGTCTTTAAAAACGATGAAAGTGCAGGGGAGGCGAGGGAAGCTTTTTTCGCTCAAAGCCATGTGAGCCTTCGCTTTATTCTCCCCGGATTTGGCCAAATCGAAGGTCCGTTTATGATTGCCTTGCTCAATTATACGGGAAGCTATCAAGGGGAGGCAGGGTTTGAGGTGAGCTTTGTTAGCGCTGGTTTGCCTGTCTTCACGGCCGTAATATGAGCCATTCTCTGGATAGGTATATTACCCTGTCTGGGGACATCCATACCTTACGGTTTTCGATGGGTGCTTTGGCCAAAATGTCGTCACGACTGAGAGCGAATAGTCCTGGGGAACTCGCCGATTGCCTTCGTTTTGCTGATTTAAGAAAGCAAAAAGAGACGGGTCTTATTTTACTAAATTCGGTGCTCTTGGAGCAGGAGGTTTCATCTGTTTCGGATAAGGAATTAGAGACTGTCTTATCCCTTATCGCCGATATGATTGTGGAGGCGTTTCATGTCTGATGAGTCACAAAAATGGCCTTTTGAAAAATGGCTGCGATTAGCCGTTATTCATCTGAAACTTTCCCCCGAGGACTTCTGGAATATGCCTGTGCGCGATTGGTTTTGGCTGTGCCGAAACGCTCAAAACACTCCGGTGTCGTTGGACGATTTTCAATCACTTTTTGAACAATTTCCTGATGAGGTGTAAGTCATGACTGAAACTAAAAATGCGGCTCAAGCCGTTGCGAATTTCGATGTCAGAGCAACTTCACAAGCGGCAGATGAGATGGCGCAAGCCTTCGAACTAGCAGGGAACCGTATTGCGGAGGCCCTTCAAAACGCCGCGCAAACGGGGGAGTTTTCTTTCTCTCAAATGACGGAGTCCATCGCTCGAGACCTTACGCGTTTGGCAGTTCAGGAACTTGTGACCGCGCCGTTGGAAGGCGTGTTTAACACTCTGATTTCAAACACGTTAAGCACCTCATCAGCGATCCAAAACCCGATGAATGTGACGCTCAATCTGTCGGGCGTGAACTCTGTTAATGAGTTCAAAAAATCGGAAACGCAAATTTCTGCAGGGTTAGCGCGTGCGATCTCTCAAGGGCGAAAGCTCATTTAGGCCCGCTTCTCTTTAAGGAAAAATATGACTGATTTTCACAATGTCCGCTTTCCATCTGCATTGGCTTTTAGCGCAAGTGGTGGGCCAGAATTTAGTACAGAAATTACACGACTTGCCAGTGGGCAGGAATATCGAAATACACCCCATGCATTACCACGTAGACGATATGATGCTGTTGCGGGGATTAAGACTAAAGAGCAACTCTATGAATTATTGCAGTTTTTTATAAATAGAAAAGGAAGATTATATAGCTTTCGCTTTCATGACCCTTTTGATTATTTATCTTCTGCGCTTTCAGAGGTCCCTCAAGCAACAGATCAATTTATTGGTATTGGCGACGGTAACACGCGTCAGTTTCAATTGGTGAAACGTTATGGGGATGATGAGGTTTATCCTCGCTCGATTACAAAACCTGTCCAAAATTCTGTGACTCTAGCGGTGAATGGACAGCTTTTAGAGGCCACAAATTATAGCGTGAATTATCTAACCGGTATCATAACATTAAGTGCGCCGCTCGCATCAGCTGAGACTCTTTCAGCGGGGTTTGAATTTGATACGGTTGTCCGTTTTGACGTGGATAATTTGAATCTTTCCTTGGAGAGTTTTGGGGCTGGCCAATTGCAAAGCGTGCCGCTCTTGGAGGTGCCCTATGCGTAACCTCACTTCCGATATAAAAAGTCAATTATCTGCGAGCGTCACGACATTGTGCACCGCGTGGAAATTGGAGCTCTCCGACGGAAGAGTTTTTGGGTTTAGCGGACATGACCGCGATTTGATAATTGAGGGAGTCACCTATCTCGCACAGTCGAGCTTGAATGAATCTGAGAGTGAAAGCCGTCTCGGATATGCCTCTGATAATGGGGCCCTTCAGGGCGTGCTTGAAACCGCTCATATTACCGAAGCAGATATTGCCAATGGCGTTTTAGAGGGCGCGAAACTCTCTCGCCTCAGAGTGAATTGGCAAGACCCTACAAGCTATATTATTTTGTCAGTAGGTGAGCTTGGCCAAGTGACGACACAAGGCGATTATTTCGATGTTGAATGGTTGGGTTTGGCCTCCAAATTAGATCGGTCAACGGGCCGCGTTTTCTCTAAAAAATGCGATGCAGAATTTGGGGATAACCGATGCGGTTTATCCGTTGATAATTTCCCTGCGGGCACATTTTGTCCGAAGAGTTTTTTGGCCTGCCGCGATCAATTTAATAATGCGCCGAATTTTCGGGGGTTTCCGTATTTGCTCGGTGATGATGCGCTTTATGCGGCGCCGCAAGAGGGCGAGATTAAAGATGGCGGGTCGCGATACTCATGAGCCAATTTCGCCAACGGATTTTATCCGAAACACAATCCTGGCTCGATACGCCTTATCAACATCAAGCTAGCCAAAAGGGTGCGGGATGTGATTGCCTTGGATTAATACGCGGAGTCTACCGCGCGCTCTATGGAGCTGAACCGATATCCCCTCCGCCCTATACGCCCGACTGGGCGGAACAGAACGGCGAAGAAACGCTGCTTCACGCGGCGCAAGACTGGCTAGAGGAAATCACGATTGCCTCTACGAAGCCCGGCGATGTTGTGATGTTTCGGATGCTGCCCGACGCGCCGTGTAAACATGTCGCCATTCTGAGTGCGCCTGATATTATCACTCACGCCTATTGGGGGCGTGCTGTCGTGGAAAGCCATATGGTGCCTTATTGGCGCAAACGCTGGGTCCATAGCTTTGCTTTTCCTGAAATTAAAAAGACTGATCTATGACGACACTTGCTATCTCTGCTGCGAATTTCGCGGCGTCTACGGCTACTCAAGCGGCGACGGCTTATGCTTTATCAGCCGCGAATTCACTTATTAGCCATGCTTTTGACAATCGCGTCTTTGAAGGGCCGCGCCTTGAGAGTTTTCACGTACAAACCTCCAGAGACGGCGCGCCTATGGCACGTGCCTATGGCCGTGTGCGATTGGCGGGTCAGGTGATTTGGGCCTCTCGCATTCGCGAAATTCGGACAGAAGAAGAGGTGCAAAGCGGCAAAGGCGGCGGCCCAACCCAAACCAATTATAGCTACACGATCAGTTTCGCCATTGGCCTATGCGAAGGCGAGATCATGGGGGTTGATCGACTATGGGCCAATGGTGTGCCTCTGCAAAGTGCTGGCCTGACCATGCGGGTCTATCTTGGCACGGCAGACCAAGATGCCGACCCGATTATAAGCGCGATTGAAGGTGGCAATGTGCCTGCTTTCCGCAATACGGCCTATATTGTGTTTGAAGACTTTCCTCTGGACGGGTTTGGGGCTCGCATGCCGCAAATCAATGCGGAAGTTATTCGACTGCCGCCCTCACAATCCGAAACCCCCAAACTTGAAACTCTGATTAAGTCGGTAAATCTACTGCCTGCATCTGGCGAATTTGCTTATGCGACGGAGATTATCGAAGAAACGCCCGAACCCGGTGTCTCTCGCCCGATCAATATGAATAATCTCAGCGGGCAGGCGGATATTATGCTGTCTTTGGACCAGCTCGAAGATCAACTCCCAAATTGCCGTCATGTGTCGATTATTACAGCGTGGTTTGGCACGGATCTGGATTGCGGGAGGTGCGAAATTCAGCCGGGTGTTGAAAGCCGCGAGCGTATTCTGCCCGAGGCCACATGGTCGGTTGCCGGGCAGACGCGCGGGACAGCTTATTTAGTCTCGTCGGGTGCGGAAGGCCGTCCTCACTTTGGCGGCACGCCCTCGGATGAGACGATTACGCAAACCATTCAAGAGCTGAAGCGCCGAGGATTTGGCGTCACGCTCTACCCGTTTATCTTGATGGATATTCCTGATGGCCCAATGCCATTTCCGTGGCGCGGCCGTATTTCTGGACAAGAAGGCGTGAGTACGACCTCTAATGTCGCGAGTTTCTTCAATCGTGAAAATGGTTTTCGGAATTATATTTTGCATTATGCCAATTTGGCGAAGGCGGCAGGCGGGGTTGATTGTTTCGTCATTGGCACAGAAATGCGCGGCTTGACCACTTTGCGTGGCTCGCGCGTGAACGGCATCTCAACTTATCCAGCGGTGAAGCATTTTGTTGATTTAGCCCGCGATGCGAAAGCTATTCTTGGTACGCAAACAGACATCACCTATGCAGCGGATTGGACGGAATATTTCGGGCACCATCCTGATGATGGAAGCGGCGATGTTAGCTTTCATCTTGACCCGCTTTGGGCCTCTGATGATGTGGACGTCATTGGGATTGATGCTTATTTCCCGCTTTCGGATTGGCGTGAGGGTGAACATTTGGATGAAGGATTATCTAATAATATTTATGACTTAGACTATCTTCAATCCAAAATCGAAAGCGGCGAGGGGTTTGACTATTATTATGCTTCGGAGGCAGATCGAACTGCCCAAATTCGGACAGCCATAACAGACGGCGCAGCCAATAAGCCTTGGGTCTTTCGCTATAAAGACCTTCGTAACTGGTGGTCAAACCCGCATAATAACCGTGTAGGCGGCGTTGAAATCTCTAACCCGACAGCATGGCAAGCCTCGTCCAAACCCATACGATTCATGGAAATTGGCTGCCCCGCCGTGCATTTCGGTGCGAACCAGCCCAATGTCTTTTATGACCCTAAAAGTAGCGAAAGCCAGCGGCCTTATTTTTCCAACGGTGCGCGGGATGATCTGATACAAAGGCGTTATCTCGAAGGGCTCATTAGCTATTGGGATGATACAGAGAATAACCCTAAAGCCAGCGCCTATAACGGCCGCATGATTGACACAGAAGAAATGAGCGTTTGGGCATGGGATTCACGGCCTTTCCCTGACTTTCCAGCGCGGGAGAGCGTCTGGTCTGACGGTGCAAATTGGCAGACAGGCCATTGGATAACAGGGCGATTAGCGCTTATTCCTTTGGCCGATATTGTCCGCGATTTAGCTGCGCAATCTGGTTTAATGGACGTCGATACTTCGGGTCTCAACGGTCTCATCCAAGGCTATACGATAGAGCGCCCTATGAGCGCCCGCGCCGCAATCACGACTCTGAGCGAGCTTTATGGTTTTAGCCTTGCTGAAAGAGCGGGGAAGGTACATTTTTTCTCTCTCGGACAGGGCGATGTATCGGATGTGCCTTTGAGAGATTTGGTCGATGAAAAAGCTGGGCCTATTACACATATTTACCCTGACCCCGCCGAAGCTATTCGCGATATACGTCTGCACTTTTTGGATGCGGGTACAGATTATCAATTGGGGTCTGCATCAGCGATGAACCGAGCCGCCGAGACTGAACGCATTGTCGATATAAACGCGCCTATCGTCATGGATCGGAGTTTCGCCGATTATCTCTGCGATACGTTGTTATTGCGTCTGAATAGTCAAAGCGAAACAGCGCGCTTTACCTTTTCGCCTCACGCTTTGGGGTATGAGGTTGGTGATCGTCTGCGTTTGCCTGAAACAGAAGGTATTTGGCGCATTGAAACGATTGACGGAGACAGCCAGAGGCATGTCACCGGCAAGCGCGATATTGCGGGGACTATTGAGGCGCAAAGTGGGGCGAACCCTGAAACACTAAACGATATTATCTGGCCATCCCGTCCCGCTCCAATCGCGCTGGATTTACCTGCGCCCTTTGACGGTCAAGCGGTGGGCGTCTTACTCAGCCCGTTTTCTGAAACAACAATGAGCGTGACAGGAAAGGAGGTGAATCTTTTGTCGCCTATACGCATGGGCGCGCTCTTAAGTGATATTCCGTCTGGCCCAAGCCAGTATTTCGACAGGTCTGTTAGCTTTGATATCTTTATGTCTGGTGTAACCCTGAGCAGCCGCGAAGAGGCGGATGTCCTTCAAGGCGCTAACCGCTTTGCCGTGAAAACTCCGGAAGGTTGGGATATCATCCAAATTGCAGAGCTGACTTTGACCGGGCCGAACCATTATCGATGTGGCAAAATTTTGCGCGGTGTAGGCAGTGAAGGCTATAGTCGCGAGGGCGTCTCCGCTGGCGCGCGAATAGTATGGCTTGGCGCGGGGGTCGAAACGCTTTCGCTTTCACCTGATTTGATAGGGGAGAGTTTGGAGATCGAGGCATTTGCCGCTGGGCGTGAAAACCTACCGAGTAGTTTCAGCTATAAGGCTGCACACCTCAAACCCCTTAGTCCCGTACATTTGCAGGCGAAACAGGACGGAACGAATCTATACGTAAGCTGGATAAGGCGTAGCCGTCTCAATGCCGATAGTTGGCTCGGCGAAATTCCGCTGGGCGAAGAGAGCGAGCGTTACCGCGTGAGGCTATGGAGCGGGGAAGTCTTGGCTGAAGAGGCTGACGTAACCGAGCCATTATACTTCTCGCAACAAGCCAGCGTTACAAAAATCGAGGTGGCCCAAGGCTCTGACTTTGTTGGGTGGGGCAGCTTTGCGGAGTTAGTCCTTTCCTAAATTTTCCTTTCCTAACCCATTGAAACGACCATATTTCCGCTTACATTCAGATTATGGCGAAGAACCCCTATACATTATTGGGTCTGAAGAAAGGCGCGACGAAGGCCGAGATTAAATCAGCCTATCGTAAGTTGGCGAAAAAGCTTCACCCTGATGTGAATAATAATGATCCGAAAGTCTCCGAGCGCTTCAAAGAGGTGACGGCGGCCTATACTTTGCTGTCCGATGACAATTTGCGCGCGCAATATGATAGCGGGCAAGTCGATGGGTCTGGGCAGCAGCAAAACCCTTTTGCAGGCGGCAATCCTTTTGGTGGCGGCGGGCCACAATCTGGATTTGGCGGCTTTGGGCGCACCTCTGCGGGTGGTCAAGATGATATGGCAGACCTGTTCTCCTCTCTCTTTGGTATGAACTCAGGCCCGTTTGCGAGTGGCCGAGCAGGTGCGAAACGCGCGGCTATGCAGGCCCAGAAAGGCGCGGATGTCCGTTATAAAATGCAATTACCGCTTTTAACTGCATTAAAAGGCGGCACGAAAACTCTGCAAGGTGGCTTGAAAGTGAAGCTTCCTGCGGGGGTGAAAGACGGACAAGTCTTGCGTCTTCGCGGCAAAGGGCGTCCGGGCGTAAATAATGGCCCTGCTGGAGACGCCAAAATAGAAATCACGATTAAGCCGCATAAATATCTACGCCGTGAAGACGATGATTTGCATCTGGACTTGCCAATTACGCTTTTGGAAGCGGTTCAAGGTGCAAAAGTCGATATTCCTATGCCCAGTGGTACTGTTAAGCTCAATATTCCTGCGGGAACGAATTCAGGCAAGCGCTTTAGGCTTTCAGGTAAGGGAGCACCTACGCCTTTGGGTGCGGGCGACCTGTTTGTAACAACGCAAATCAAGCTCTCTACAACCGAGTTGGCAGCTCTGCCAAGCATGGCGCAGCATTGGCCAGATATGGGCGGGCATAACATACGCAGCGGCTTGCTCTGA